TGTACTCTTACTCTAATGTGCCCATTGTAATATTCGTCTGATTCTAGTACTTTGTGGTTGAACTGTTCTCTTGCTTCGATATAACTTAGTTGCGATTTATTTTCACAGTAGAAAAGAATTTCTCGTTTGAAGTTTTCTTTGCCTATTAGTTCTATGTCTGCTGTTAGTTCGTCTGATGAGCCATAATATTCGCGCCAGTCTGATTCTACTGTAGTGCGCCGTTTGTTTTTTCTGCCTTTGAGGGGTGGTTTTGTGCGTTTGAATTGTGCCAGTTTTTTGCCAATGTATTTTCTATTGTTAGTTAAGTTTGTAATCAAATACACAAAGCCCACGGCACCTTCGGGTAGGTCTTCGACGGGTTTGTCATTGTAATACCACGGTTCCATGTGCTTTGTATATATGCATTTTTACATGCTGTTCTTCTTTTCTTGAATTTCGGCACGGCGTGACTTAGTTAGTTTGCCAAGTTCGCCTAGTGCTTTGCGAGCACGAGTTGCTGCAGCCTTAACGCCTTTTTCTTCAAATGCTGCATGTTCTTTCAAATATGCTTCGTATTGTTCTACAATTTGTTCGTGTGACATTTTCTGTCTCCTTAATTTGTTTCATATCCAACTGCATAGTTTTCATCTACAACGCTTGTTCTGCACTTTAGACTACATTCTACCCAAGTGTTATTTTTCATTCCTGTAAAAAATTTTTCCCATAGCTCATGATTTAATATTTGTTCTATAGTTAGTTCATTTTTTACATTTAGTACATGTCTATATTTTTCAAAAAAACTATTTTCATATTTAATAGTTTTGTTTTCAAAACTCATGCTTTGATAAGGAAAACTGGTCCAACTACATGGATGAACTGTTCCTTCTGCATTTACATACATACCTCTATTGCCTACTAAACAAAGCGGCAAAATTCCATTTACTTCTTTTGTATTATAGTACTTCTCTCTGTTAGTTGTCAAGTATTGTTTGGTATCTTGTATACGATTAGTTAAAAGTTGTGTATGTCTTTCATATCTGTCAGTGTTACTAATAAATTCTTGACGAGGTTCTAGTAAATCTTCACCATATGCACCGTCATATTTACTACTAAATTTTGTACTTTTAGTCCATTGTACAGCATCACAACCATTTTTCTTTGCTAATTCTACGATCTTTTGCGTATGATCTTGATTAAAGTTAAAATAGATGGCGGCCCAATTAACAAATGCTGTGCTTTGGTGTCCCATAATATTCATGCCCTGCATAATACTTTCAAAGTTACTGTTTACTCTGTACAAATTATTGGACAATTGATCATACCCGTCAACGCTAAAGTTTACGGTATCGTACTCGTTACTAATTTTAGCAAATTCTTTCCACCAACGTTCTGTTTTATAACTGCCGTTGGTTATTGTGTACACATGGCACTTAGGCTTAATGGTCTTTATGTATTCAACAATTTTTAAATAATCTTTGCAGTATATAGGATCACCAACATCTCCACACATAGTAAAACGTTGCACAAACTCACTAATAAAGTCAGGTGTAAAAGTACGTCTAAATTCTTCTAAACTAATTTCTTTGTTTAGCCAAGGAGTGTCTGGCATCTCTGTTCTCGGACATCTAGGACATCTTAAACTACATTTACTACTTGGCTCAACATGCCAATGATAAAATTGCCATCCGTATTTGTTAATCATATAATGTAACTTCTTTCAAATAAGGTTTTTCTATCATCAGGCTTACCATACTTGCTACTTTGCAAGGATGCATTTTTTCTATATCTAAATGTCCTATTAATGGAGTATCAACAGGCCCTGGGTTAATCAATCCTAATCTGCATGTGCTGGATTGTTTTGCTAGTTTACGAAACACTTGTGCAAGATCTTTCTTATGATCTCTATAAGGCCAGATTTCTTCGTTTTTGTTATGTTCTATTCTCGGATAATCTATTACATAACTACCAATACTTATAATAATTTTAGGCTGGTTTTTCCATTCAAAAAATAATTTTTCTAACAATTTACTTTGATAATTCTCTAAGTAAGCGTTGTTTATAACTATGTCGTAATCTTTTTCAACTAGTTCTTTTACAAGACTTTCTGTATTTGTAATATCCCAGCCTGTTTTTCTGCTATATCCAACACCGGAAAATAGGTTAATGCAAGCAGATCCAATGCCGCTTGTGTGACCTGTAATTGCTATGTTCATACTAGTTCCACATCAGTGTCATAACTGGTAAAGCCGTTCTCTTTGATAACTTTAAGGACATTGTTGACCCTGCCTATAAGTTCATCTTTGTGGCTTACCAGCCAGACACTCTTGTTACGCTCACGGCTCATACGTTTTAGTACGCCCATGGCATTTTCAACACCTGCACTGTCCATGCCGCTATCAACTAGTTCGTCGATGAACAGTAAGTTGATTGGTTGATACAAACTTTCCCAAACATCACGGAATGCCCAACTTAGCGAAAGTATAAGTCTGTTGCGTTCGCCTCGGCTCAGGTTATCAAAGTCCAAGTCTCTGCCCAACTCTTGTATTTCTACACTAAGATCATTTTGGAACACCACTGTGTGCGGCAAGCCAACTGCACCTAAGTACTGCTCCAAACGTGTGTTCAAGTATGCAAGGTTCTGATCAATAATACGTTTTCTTATAAAACTATCTTTATTAGTTAGCAGTTTTAGCAAGAATTCTTGGTGATTCTGTACGCGAGTAAGTTCGTTAACAGCATCCCAATTTATTTCTTGTACTGCAGTTTGTTCCATTTCTACAATTTGTTCTGCGTAAGGGTCACTTTCATCTTGCTTATTTTGTAACTGTGATTCCAGTGTGGATAAGGATGATCTGTGATTGTGTGCGTCAGTGGCATCATCATAGAAAGTTCTTGGTTGCGCAGGAACATCTCTCTGTTGAGTTTTGAGTTCTGTAATTCCTGCTTGTAAGTCTCCAAGGAAACTACTTGCTTCGTCATACTGCTTCTCCGCTTTTTCAATTTGTTTCTGGTGTGTTTCCAAGTGTGTAATACTTTGCTTACAACTACCGCAAACACCTTCACGCAAACTGTTTAGTGCTTTTAGTGTGCGCTCAACATCTTTTTCTGCACGGCTTTCCTGAGCCTGCAAACTGGCAATGTCCTTTTGTAGTTGAGTTTGTTCCGTGTCAAGGACACGCCAGTCAGCAAGTTCTGTGTGTGCTCTCAGTTCAGCGTCAATATCCACATGACTCAAATCTTCAATTGCAGTTTTTAGTCGTGTAATATCTTCATTGAGTTTGTTTTGCCAAAGTGTTTGGCGTCGCTTGAGAGCATCTACTTGTTCTGTAATTTTACCGTTTGCATCTTCTACTGCTTTGATGCGCATTTCTTCTGCTTGGATGCTTGTTTTGGTATTACGAATAAGTTCCTTAAGATTCTCTGCTTTTTCACTGAGAATAGTAATACCCAATAGTTGTTCAATGATAGCACGTTGATCATTTTGGCGCATACTCAAAAACGGTTCACTGTAGGTGTTAAGTGCAAGCACATGTTTGAACATGTCATGACTCATACCTAACAAGTTCTCAATAGCACGTTGTGTTTCTCTGCTATCGCCCTGTGCATTGTCATCTGTTTCTTGTTCGTTGTTGTTGATGTAAAACTTTAATACGTTAGGTTTGCGTCCACGTTCAATACGATACTGTAATCCTTCTTTTTCAAATTCAACTGTAACCAACATGTTTTTACTGTTGGTTTTGTTAATCAAGTTGTCTTTGCGAATGTTTGTAAGTGCATTGCCATACAGCGCATAACTTAGTGCATTAATAATAGTTGTCTTGCCAGTACCATTACGACTGCCTGCATCACCGCCACCAGTGTCCAAGTTTTCACCTAGCACCAGTGTAAGGTCATTGCGGTTAAAGTCAATTGCTTGTGTGGTGTTGCCCACACTCATAAAGTTTTTTACTGTAAGTGTATCTAATTTAAACATTCTATTATTATACAGCCTTAAGCATAGTTTCGCAAATCTTTATATTCAGGAAAGTAATCTTCAAACGTTTGATTTCTATAACGGTCTTTATCATCGTTGAGCCTGAAAAACTCAGTCAGTAGATTCGTGTTGTCAGTAGTTGTCATAAACTCTAGTGCTTGGTGCCAGCCTTTTATTAAACTTTTGCTGTCATAAAAATCTTCGAGATACTCAATGTGTGATAGTATTACCGCTTTTGCATGTTGCTTGTACTTGTTTGGCAGGACAGCAATACTTTGTTCTTCGGGTGCTACTAACGGTTGAAAATTAATTTTGTTGCAATCTAATCCTAAATCCAGCCAACGTTTTTGAAGATCGGGTAAGTTGAAAATATTATATAAACTCAACACACTGCTAATGGAAAAGTTTATATTTGTAAAATCTTTGATAGCATGATAGTTTTGCTCAAGTACTTCGTAGTCTACACCATTCCTTACATAATTACTCTGGGTACCAATAAGATCAATGCTTGCGGCTAAGTTAATGTTGCTAAACTGTTTCCAGTATTCTAAAACATCAAACTTTTTAAAACTTAGCAAACTAAAGTTAGTGTTATAATCAATGTGTATGTCTGTTCTGTTGTGCTTTATGAGTAAATTTAAAATACTGTAATGTTCTTCATTTATTAAAGGCTCGCCGCCTGCAAAGTACACACTGTTAATAGTGCTTATGTTATCTTCTATATACTGTAGTTGTTTGTGTACTAGGTCTTTGTCTAATACCTCGTCTTTGTATTTTGTATTTCTGTATAACTTTATTTCTTCTTGCGCAATACGATTGCTAAACTTGCCACTGCACATCCTGCATTTTAGATTGCATTTATTGCTCAATCTTATATCTAAATGTCTTAGTATAAAGTTTTTTTGATCACTATACTGTGCAAACTTTTTGTTTACAGTTTGTCTATTACTTTTTATCCCTACATCTTCTTTGTACCAGCATGTACTACAAGCATCTGGACGTTGTCCTGCTAACATTTGTTGTTGTATTTTTATAGTGCTAATATCATCTAGATCAGATTCATTAATATTTCCCAAAGGATAGTTTTCATTTCCAACACAACAAGGCATTACAAGTCCTTGGGGATTAACATATTTGTGTATCCATGGTAAGACACAGACTGTGTCTCCTTGATATACTTGCTTGTCGTACTTGCCTTTTACAATAGTATATTGTATAGGATAGGGTTCATTGCTGTAGAGTTTGTGTAAAATCGTAAGTTCTTGCTCGATGTTTACATTTGTTGTAACGATGTGTACAAAGAAGTAAGGAAAGTCTAATCGCTGTAAATCTTTGTGTAATTGTGTTAATAGTTTGCCACAAGCAGTGTCGTTGTTATAACTGTCAGAATAATATTCAATAGTGACAGTTTGTTGCATAGGATCACTGTAATATGCACTAATGTCTTCGCCTATTTGAATAGTAGGCATTATAAATTCCTGTAGATGTCCAGCATTAGTTTACTGTCATATTGTTGACTGTCAATCTGTTCGAGCTGGCTAAACACAATACTATCAACACTTTCAAAGTTAATCTCGCCTTGCACAGTCATGTCCATGTCTTCGACTTTTAGTGGGATCAGACTCATCTCACGCAGACTATACTCATCCATAAAAGTTTCTTTGATAAAGTTTGCTTCTTCATATGAAATGTCAACATCCAAGTTTACACGGGCATATGTTTTAGGACCTAAATACTTTTCTGGCCCTTCTAGCAGTTGACTTATTTTCAACGTGCGATACCGGGGTTGCTCGGGCCAAGCAATGTATTCTCTAGTTCCATCCCAATCCAGCAACATCATTCCTCTGTCATCATCTCCAGCGTCGCTGTAGTTGTGCGGAAATGCATTGCCTGTGTAAACAACATTGTCCTTTTCCTGTCGTTTGTGGAAATGTCCTGTAAACACAGTGCCACAGCGTCCAAAGTCACCAGCGTTTAGTTCACCGTGATCTGGCATCTGCACCATAGCGTTCATATAAAAGTGTGGAAGTTCAAAGTGACCAATCACATAGTCAGCAGTAATTTTCTGCATTTGCTTGTGTTCATCACCTACAAGCCATGGAATAAATGCTACACCGTCTACAGTTGTGATATCATTGTAGAACTGTATGTTTTCAAACTTTTTAATAAACGCAATACTGTTGTAGTCACGTTTGTCGCGATAGTATTCGTCATGATTTCCTGGAATAAAATGAATTGTATCAAACGTTTCATTTAATAATTCCAGTGCTTGTATGCTGTAGTTTAGCGTAGCAACATTGATGCTTGCACGTTGATGATGCCAGTCGCCCATAAAAATACAGGTTTCTGCACCCTGCCGCTTTGCCTCTGCACAAAACCATGTAACAAAGTCTAAGCAGTCGCGATTA